CTATGACTAGAAAATATTTTGGTGTGTCTATGTTGTCTCTCATCTATTAAATGTTTTTGCTTTCCTGAATCAGAAAATATTATATCATAATTACTTGGCAAAGATGTTTTTAACATCATATCAATCATATTGGTGTAACTGTAAAACCGCACGTTCGGATTGTGTATAGCAATCGCGATCCACTTGTTTAAATAAGCGTTAGAATAGTAATCGCCGCTGTCATGCACTCTTACGTAGTCAGGTTTCTTCTTACGTATTTCAGCATTCATAGCTTCGATAAAGTCATCAGTCTTTGATAACTGGTAACGATTTTCAAACGCTGGTTTTACATTACTCCAGATGTAGGCTCCTTTCTTAGCGTAACAGAATTTAACACAACTGTCAGCCATGGGGCACGTCAGCTTCCCGCTAGCAGATTTGTAGGCAGGAATACCGAAGTTAAAAACCCGAAGCCCTAATGCTTTAGATGTTTTTTTAAGTTTGGAATTTTGGGTTAGTAGATTCATAATTATTCTTCGTTATCTTTTTTTCGCATTCTCCAGTCAAGGTATATTGGACCTATAAAAGATGCAGAAAATATGGTTAATAGTACTAGGTTTGTAGTCGTTATCATACAAATATATTATCGATAAGTGATCGTGTTAGTTTTGTAACTACCAGCTAGATGGTCTTGTTCTACGTATAATAGCGGTATTAGTTTGAGTATCTATTAGTTTATCAGGAGATACAGAGGCTTGTTTACCGTCTTCATACTGTATTATGCATAGGTCATAGCCGTGATGTAATAAATCTACGGCTTGTCCTTCGAATCTATAGCTCATAATTAATCTAATAAAACCATATAGGCTTCAGTGTTGTTTTTACGAAACCACGTTAATGCTTTTTGAAACTCATTAACCTGCTTTTTTGTTACAGTTTTTGGCGCTACTTCGAATATATAGTTGCTACCCATTATATAATCGTAGATAGAGAGCTCGAGAGCGTTAAGTGTATAGCATTCGCCGCTAAAACTGTTAGTAACTTTTTCACCTTTATCATAGATCATACCTTGAAACCATTTAGGCACTTTTTGCTCGTTAGTTTTCATCTTCGTCGCTTATTATGTTAAACAAATTTTCTATACCATCAGATATTTCTTCAGATAATTGATCGGTATCATTAAATTCTATGCTACCTAAAGCTAGTGAATTGTTGTAGTCAATTTCGAAATCAACCTCATAGCTATCTACGTTACTAAGACTGCTTGCGTTTATTGATTGTTCTATTACATCTCTAATGTCATTAACAATATCTCTGGTAATTTTTACTTTGTTAACGGCTTCTAATTGGCCTTCAACGATTTTAAGATCGTCTTTAACTACTTTAGCGTTTAGTTCTAGCGAGTTTAGTGTAATTTCTAACTCGTTTACTTTGTCTTGTAATTCTGCTTTTGTCATATTATTGGGTTTTATTTGATTTTTCTATTAATTCGGCAATATACTGCCATACTTTTAATTCTGTTTTATTACCTTCAGCAACTAATACAAATTGCTCACGTGATATGTCACCACCGTAGAAGCCACACTCGAGGTCAACCACATCTCGACGGATCTGAAAGTTTAGCATTGAGATCTTAGCGAAAGCTTTGTCGCTAGCTCGGTTGTGTATAGCACTCATTAGTCTTTAACGAATAATTGTTCGCCGAATCGATACATAAACACTGAAACATAACAGTTATCAACGTCGCAGAAAGTCATAATAGACTCGACTTCGCCTATAGTAAGATCGCTATAGAACTTGTTATCGATTAAAAGTTTTGTAACTCGAGCTACTGAGTCGGCATATTCTGGGGCGTTACTATTAAGATTAACTAATAGTTTAGGCTGCAAGCGGTCATAAAGTGTTTTCATTATATTATATTTAGTTTATTACAATTATATTATCGAATATAGTTCGTGTTTATTTTGTAATTTTTGTTTGGTTTACTAAGTCATTACCTAACATTTCGTAAGTTTCACCGTCTTCTAATGAACACTCGTTTTTCACGAAATCCCATATTTCTCTGATGTACTGACCTTCACATCCCGGTTTGTTTTGTTTTTTGAAGTACTCTATAGTATCTTCATTCCAATAGTATTTCATATTATTTGAATTTTGCCGCGACTTCGTATATTTCTTGTCGATCGTCTTTATCTAGGTTGTTGATGTTCAAGCTAGCGTATTGTTTCAGTGCATAGTGTATAAATATGCAATCGCTTTCTGTTAATTCTATATTTCTCATATTATTTAGTTTTATAAGGTGTTGTTTTTAAGTATGCTGCTTCAAATTCTTGAGACTTTTTATAGTAAAAATCACCAAAGGTGTTTTCGCCATATAGTTGTTCGTACAAGGTTTTGAATCCAATGTATTGAACTTTTTTGTCGTTTATAAAGAAACCTAATTCTATTTCGCTAATGTCGTGACCATACTTTTTACCTATTCCAGGAACTTCTGATACCATACTGTATACTCTTGCTTCTATTTGAAACATACCCTCATCTTTAGTGAATTTAGTGAACACACTAAGATCCGTAATTTCATCTACTTTTTTAATTTTACTCATTTTACTTGATTTAATTTGTTAGTAACTAGCGAGGGAATCGAACCCTCATACTCGTCAGTAGTATTTGGTTTGTGGAGTCAAAGCCACAATTATTTTAAGATACCAAACCATACCTAGTTTCCGGCTCATTACGTGATCATTAATCGTATCTTTCGCCAATTGCTCTCATGCCATAACTCACCACCAATAATGCACCACACCGTATCTCCCCCCTGAGTTCCTAGTTATACTTGCACCTGGATTTTATAGTTCATACCTTGTTGAGCTTTGTTATTATTCAATTATATTATCGATACCGCTTCGTGTTAGTTCCGCAAGCATTATTGTCACCGCGCCGATCATAACTTCAGAGTGTATAGCACTGTATTCTTCGCCGTCTTGAGGAAAATCTTCCAATTGCCAATCAACACTATCTTCCATTAGTTCCAGCGTTACACTGGCAATACCCATTGCGATCTCGTCTAAAGCTACTGTTCTATCTGTTATTTCCATGTTGTCTTCCATTTACGTTTTAAATATATATACTTCATTATTGAGGGAATTCTTCTCGCTGAGCGATTGCGGTGTGAAATGTCCACATGCACTTGTTAATAAATGATAGAGTACTTACCGATGCTTTCTCTATAGAAAAAGTGTATAGCATAGAGTTATAGAATTCCGTTAGGCCCGGATCGCTTTTGCACCAGTCTTTCTTAAAGCCCTCATAGAAATCACCTTGCATAAAGTTCATACCTATTATTTTACGTTGCTTGTTATACTCTAAGTATATCCACCGATCGTCATCTTCACACCATACGTGTTCTACTTTGTCTATATCGTAATTCATTAGTTCTGACAGTTTTTGTTGTTAAAGTTCATTAAGTGTTGGATGCGATCAACGTGGTTCGGTATTAATTCTCGCTTGTAGTAATATCCGTGATTACTACTTTCTTTAAGTAATAACTTATTGATTTGGTACACCTGGGTTTTGTTGCTATAGCGATTAGGATTTTTAGTGCTCACTCTAACATAACCGTTAGTGTAGGTTATTCCGATTCTTCCGTCGTTTAATTCAAAATGTAGTGATCCGTTTTTAGTAATTTTAAATAGTTTCATAGGTATAGTATTTAGTTATTATTAATTTTTAGGTACGTAAGTTAAGCCTTTATAGTTAAACCACTCTGTAATTCCGTCTTGTTCGTCGTATTCATTCCAGATAAAAGCGAATCTTTGTGGTAGATCGCCGATCAAGTATGGTTTGAATACTTTACCGTTTAGACTTATTAGTTTTGATTTTAGAAATTTTACTTTGTTCATGATTAGTATTTTAGATTCATATATATTATCGATACCGCATCGTATTAGATTTGTAATTATTATTTGATCGGTTCGTTGTAGTGATTCCATAGATTAGTGTGTGAATGGTTTTTGCCTTTACCGCTTGCACCCTTCGACTCCATCTTCCAAGATTTATATTGTTTGTCGGTCATTTGACCACATTCTCCACCTTGTTTAACAACATTGTTGCGGTGTATAGCATTCGCCTTCTTCTGGTTTTCAACGTATTCGCACGCTTCTTTCATAGTCATCATAGTATTCTTTTTAGTTGTTCCTTAATTAACATTATATCTTCGTCGCTTACTAAAACTTCTTCATCGCCTGGTCGATCGTGTATAGTATCGTACATTGCATCATGAAAGTAGTTACCTACTATCTTATCTAAGCGATTAGCGATCTCTTTAATTTCTTCCCAGGTTAATTTGGTTGTGTTTATATTTCCCATGTTATATCGGTTGGATTATAGTCTCTATCTTCGTAGTCTAATACTGAATGCACTTCGCCTCGGTATTTACTTGCAAATTGTATAGCATCTTCGCGAGTATCGAAGTCGTAGTGATCTTCGCTATAGTCATCACCATCTTCACTGTGTGTTCTTAATTCTACTGAATATCTCATAATATTGGTTTTTAGTTATTAATTATTTATTCTTCATCTTCGTCAAATTCCGCCCACTCTAGGCAATCACCGCATCGATCGGAGTTCAGTAAACTTGGTTCCGCACCGCAACAATTACTCCACATCGGTAGATAGTATTTCACCTAAATGTCTCACATTCGAAGGTAGATTAGTACTTTGACTCCAGTAACCGCGTTTCAACCAATTAGGTAGGATATTTAGTTTAGGTAACATGACCTTTAATACCTCATCGTGATTGTATTTTATGGTTTGACCCTTGTTATTGGTGAAAGTGATTTCTTGATTTCGACCGTACCACGACTTCCGAACTACGAAGTTTTTACGTGTTATTGGTGGAAATACCGCTTTTAGTTGTTCCGGTGTTAACTCTTTTAGTAGTTGTTCTTGAGTTTTAATAGTTTGTTCAGTAGACATGATAATTTGGTTTTATAAGTTAATAATTAAATTCGTATTTTGTTAGTATTCATATATATTATCGAACGGTGTTCGTAACGGTTTTGTAAAGATCGAAGGTGTATATTTATTTTGTAGTATAAATAGTAGAGTAGTTGTAACTCACCTCTTAAGTGCTTAAAACACTCGATTTATTAGGTCAATTACGAACATTTCTTCAGTTTCGTCGTCTTCGAGTATACAATCGATCTCTACGAACTCTGTTATCGCTGCAATTGTTTGTTTTAGGGTTAAATAGTTTGATTCGAACTTAAAATGCGCTATTGTTTGGTCATTCCAGTAAATTGGCTTCTTCATATTCTTTGTTTTGATCTGTTATACTTAATTTGTTATTCATATATATTATCAATACCTCGTCGTGTAGGTTTTGTAAATGCTATACGCGGAAAAAACGGTAATTTTCAATAGAAAATACTAAGATTTAGCTAAATACCTAAAATGCTATACGCTGCCGCGTAGGGCGGAGTCTACTCTTCCGATTCTATTGCAAGATCAGGCCATTAAACCGCTACTTATTAGGTAACGGCTGGGTAATTAAGAGTGTGACATTAGCCTGTTATATATAATAGTAGTAGGCTATCGTCGCACTGCTAGGATGATGATCCGAACTCTTGGATGCATCGTGCAGTCATCTCTTGTTCGTCTGACCATCCTGAAGGATATTCCTCGATGTATGTGCATTGCACGTATTTGGATCCATCTGGTCTGGTAATTGTTTTGCTTGTGTACATATTATTGTTTTATTTGGTGGATAGCTTTAGCGATTAATTTAAGTTCATCAAAGATGGTTAGAAAGAAATTGTTGATAGTTTTCATGTTATAGTTATTTAGATTCGTATATATTATCAGTTGTTATTCGTAATGGTTTTGTAGGGGATCGAAAAGATCCTGTTAAGGAGGAGAGGTTATTTAGACCCCTCCGTTGCATCTGCAATGTCTGCTAGATGTCTAACATTAGTTGGCAGATTAGTTGACTGTGACCAGTATCCGCGCTTGATCCAGCAAGGCATTATGCTTAGTTTCGGCAACATCGCTTCAAGTATCGTATCGTGATTGTATGTTACGACTTGGTCTTTATTGTTCGTAAAGGTAATGATCTGGTTGCGTCCGAGCCATGATTTTCTGACTACAAAGTTCTTTCGTTCGATCGGTGGGAAGATTAATGCTTTTTCTTCATTAGACATTTTTGCGATTGCATTGGTAATTAATTCTTGACTGTTCATAATTTACTGTTTTTATTTATTATTATTATTATTTGTTATTCACTTATATTATCAGGTTGCAGTCAGTCGTGATGGTTTTGCAACTATTTTTTAAAATGCAGGGGTTGAGGAGGAGAGGTTATGGAATTGGCGTAAAATCCATCAGATCGTTGTACTCTGCGATCAAAGCATCGTACTGAGGTGTCAGATGTTCGAACCCACCGTCTCGGATCAATATCTCAAGAGAGTCGATTATAGATTCAAGGCGCAATTCAGGGTGGGCAATCATTAGAGATTTTTTCATGGTCATTATTATTTAGATTCACTTATATTATCAGTAGCCGGTCGTAGTAGTCTTGTAAATGCTATACGCTTCGCTACGCTCCGCGATCATACATGAACAAGAGAGGTTATCGGTACAGCTTCCATTAGCTACAGCATAGATCGTACGGCAACACCGCAGACCAGGACCAGAGTCATAGCGCCAACAGACCAGGACCAGGCACCAGCACGTAGCTACATACCACAGGATACCTCAACAATACACAGGAAAACGTATCAAAAGGTCAAAGCATATGATTAAACACCAAAAATAAACGGGGACTGGGTCAAAGCAAATGCGTTTCCTTATCGAACCGGGTCAGTAGAAATTAGTATATAACCCCCAAGCTCTAAGTATCTAATAAAAAATTTTTTTCAAAAAAAAAATCTCTTTTGATCCCCAGTGCGACAATAGGTAGTTATATATTATAGTAAGAGGCTAACGTCGCATTTGATGGACCCGTAAGTACTGTCGTATATATGTAAGTATATAAGGTATGGGAAAACAAAAACTAACGGCTAAGGGAGCAGCTACGAAAAAAGCTAGAGATATTGCTTATGCAAAAGGAATAGCCTGGAACGGTAAACCCACATCTCAGCACAGAAGAACAGAAAAGAAAGCGGAGAACCAAAGGATAGGGCAGAATAGTACATCGGACATACATCATATTGATGGTAAAGTCGGTAACACTAGAAGAGTATCTATAAAAAAGAACAGAGACACGTTCGGAAGCGGGGATCGTCAAAAAACAAGAACAACGTAAAAAAATAAAACATGGCTATAATTTATTCATACCCCACGGCAGTACCAAAGTTAATAGACAAAATAATAATCACTCAATCATACGATGTTAATGCCGCAGCTCCTATAGAGGGTAATCCTACTAGAGCAGCATTGATATCTGATATTGGAGATTTATTAGGTGTAACAACAGGTACAGCTAATACCCTTCCAATGTTTTCCAGTGCCGGATTAGTAGACTCTCCCATATACACAGTACCCGGCTCCGAGGGGGTTACTATTGAAAATGAACTAGCCGTTCCGAAAATAAACTTTGGGTTCAACACTTATTACGGTAGAGATATGACTATCTCTGGAATTGCAGACGGAACTTTTGACGGAATACAGGTTACTAACGAACTTGTTATTGGGAAGTTAGCTAATACCACAGGTGATCTTGCTATGTATTTTAAATACGGAGATGAAAGAGTAGGGGGAATTTATTTAGATGACGATGCCTCTCAGCAAGGACTCTCTTTTTACGTGCAGGAATCTGCAACAAATGCAAACATAGTTAAAAAGATATCTCTAAGAGAGGGAACAACTATTGGTAGCGCATTAGCAACTACTCTTCCACCTGCCAACGGATTAGCTGTGCAGGGTGACGTAAAGGCATTAGGTAACGCTACTTTCGGAGAAGATGATTCACAAGAAGTTACCATGGAATCTACTTTAAATATACAAGGACCTGTAAAAGATAGTGGGAGTAATTTAGGGGGTGACCAGCAAGTTTTGGTTTCTAATGCAAGTGGCAATGTAGCTTGGGGAGCTCTTCCTACAGGTACGGTAAAAGGAACCGGTGCAGTAAACTTTGTTCCTAAATGGTCAGCTACCGATACACTACAAAATAGTATTATATTTGACGATGGGACTAATGTTGGTATTGGAACTTCAGGAACAAACCCTGCGGATAAACTGCATGTACAAGGTGCTGTAAGAGCGGTAGTTGCAGGTTCAAGCGGTGCTGCTTTTAATGCAACCAATGCCTTTGGTGTCACTTCGTCCATTCGTTTTGGTGATAACCACGCAGTGCTAGCATTAAAAAATAACTCAAACGTTGTAGCTGCAAGAATAAGTTCTAGTGGTTTTTCTTTTTTTAATGGTGGAAATGTAGGTATCGGAACAGAATCTCCTGCTTCACAACTTACGGTTAACGGGGGAGATATTGAGGTTGAGGATGAAAACAAAGGGTTAATATTACATTCGCCTAATAACACGCGTTATAGAATTACGGTTGCAAATGATGGAACACTATCTACAGCAGCGATATAAAAAGTAAAAACAATAATTAAAACATCGATATGGCAAATATATCAAGTTATCCAAAAGCCACACCTACAGTATCGGACTTGTTGGTAGGTACTTCTACATCATTGAATCAGACAAGAAACTTTTCAATTGCTGATGTAGCCACTTTTGGTTCAGGTACTGATAGTAACTCATTAATGCTTAATAATGTAAAGATGAGGTCTGAATGGTCTAACTCAATAGCGGGGCAATTTGTTATTAGCGCTTTATTTACTAATTTAAGATACCCTTTATTAAAAGTTAATTTTGAAAACCTTCAGTTAAACGTAGGGTCAACATATAAGCTAATAATAGAAAGATTTAAAAGACCTTCCTCAAGAAAAGTTGCTGGAGGAATTCTAGAATATAGAGATGCAGGATACAAAAGACAAAAACCGTTTGACTCTGGGGCTCCTTATAACGGTAGAGTTATAGAAATACCTATAACAGCTACTAGTGGGCAATTATTTGACTTTAAATTAGATTTATACTATCCATGCGCAGGAACCGTTGTATTTAATGACACTGTTTTTCCAAAAGTAGCTGGTACTAGATCAACATTTCCTATTTCTGAATCAAAGCAATATGTAGCTTTTAGAATATCACAAACAACAAATGGTGTTACTAAAACTTCTCCAGTGCTACAAGAGTTAACTATGCTAGGCACGTTAGATGGAGGGAATAGAAGAGTAACTTTTATACCAAGATAAAAAATATAGAGCCTTCCTTTGAGTCCTCCACGTGAGGGTTCTGTTGGGTCCTCCACGTGAGGGCCCTGTTGAGGGCTTATTTTTTAAAAGTAAACGTAAAATAAAACACAGCGCACTATTTACAGCAGCTTTATAAGAAGTAAAGTTTACTTAAATCACGTAATAATAAACTTAAGGAAGTTAAAATATAATAAATAATAAAATTTAATCAAATTAATTAAACATGTCAAACCAAATTGTAAAAAATCTCACCTTCGGTGAGAAGGCAAAGACCAATGTATTTAAAGGTATCGAAAAGCTTACAAAAGCTGTTAGTTCTACCTTAGGAGCCAGTGGAAAATGCGTATTACTAGAAAACGAATTAGGTAAACCTGTTATTACCAAAGATGGTGTAACGGTTGCAAATTCAATAACACTTAGAGATCCTATTGAAAATATGGGTGCAACGCTTCTAAAGGAAGCAGCTAGGCAAACTGTTAAAGAAGCTGGAGATGGAACCACAACAGCTACAGTCTTAGCTCACTCAATATTATTAGAAGCATACGCTGCTAAAAACAGTGGATCAAGGGAAATGAAGGAAGGTGTCGAATCGGCTACTAAAAAAGTAATTGAGTATCTAGAAAAGCTAGCGGTACCTGTTGAAGGAGATATGGTAAACCATGTTGCAACAATTTCTTCTAACAACGATAAAGAGCTTGGTAATGTTATTGCTGAGGCTTTTAAACAAGTGGGTAAGAATGGAGTTGTTACTATGGAGGTTTCAAATGATAGCGAAACAAGTTACGAAGTAATAAATGGAGCTGCAATAGATAAACCTTTAAAGAACTTCCACTTTATCACAGACGAAAGTAAAAAAGAAGCTGTACTTGAAAATCCATTAGTATTACTAGTAGAAAACAAAATAGAAAACATACGTAAGATACAAAGTGTTTTAGAGTATGTTATAAAAAACAATGAGCCTTTATTAATTATTGGCGAAGCAGATGAGCAAGTAGTATCCGCTTTAGCTATGAATAAAAAGAAAGGTAATATCAAAGTCAATATTATTGACACTCCTGACTTTGGAATATACAGAAAAGAAAAGCTTCAGGATATAGCTCTCTTAACAGGTGCTACGGTCGTGAATGAAGACCTTGGTGATGACTTAGATATGATAGAGGTAGAAATGCTAGGAAAGTGTTTAAAGTCCATTACAAACGACCAGGAGACCATTATACAAGTAGGAGATACATCTATTAAAGTTCAAGAAGTTATCGATTCGATACAAGATGACATTAAAAAAGAAACTTTACCAGGTAAGCTTAATAGATTAGAAAAAAGATTAGGTTTATTATCTTGTAAAGTAGCTGTTATAAAAGTAGGTGCAAGCTCAGAGGTTGAGCTTAAAGAAAAGCAAGATAGAGTTGAAGATGCGATGTGTGCTACAAAAGCTGCTATTAAAGAAGGTATTGTACCAGGTGGTGGTATTGCTTTATTAAATGCTTCTACTTATGTTAAACCAAGCAACGATAATGAAAAAGTTTTATTAGAAGCTATTAAAGCTCCTTATTTAACTATACTAAAAAACGCTGGCTTAGAAGAAGTATATCCGAAAGGAAAAGGTAAAGGAATTAATGTAGTTACCGGTAAAGACGTTAATATGATTAAGTCTGGTATTATTGATCCTTTATTAGTTACTAAAAGCGCATTAAAGAACGCAGCATCAGTAGCTACAACTATATTGTCAACAGATTGTGTAATCAACAACTTAAGAGTAGAAGATGAAAGCAATAGGTAGAAACTTGATAATAAAGATCATTAAAGAAGCAACTACTAAAACAAAAGGTGGTTTAATACTTAATGAAAAAAGTAGAGAAGATATAAGATATCGTAAAGCTACTATTGTATCCGTTGGAACAGATGTTGAAGGTGTAACGAAAGACGATACAATCTATTTTGACAGAAACGCTGGACACGGAATAGAAATAGACAACGAGAAACTACACGTTATAAAGAATCAAGATGTAGTAGTCGTATTATGAAACGATTAGAAGCAAGGGATATTAAAGATATGAACTTGCTAAAGCACTATCGTGTTATACGTAAATGGGCATGTAGGAATAACGGTTTAAACGATGCAGATCTTGAACTACTTATTTATTTCGATTGCATGGAATTTTTTACTAAGCATGATTTTAAAATAGGTACATACGCTTATAGCTGGGATAATAGACGATGGAATAGGTTACTAAAAGAAGGGTGGATTGTAGTGTGGAGAACACGTAATAGAACCACTCAAAAATATAACATATATAAAGTATCCTTCAAGTGTAAACAGCTAATAAGCAAAATGTATCGAATAATGTTAGGAGAAGAAGATATACCTTCTAGCGAAAAAAGAAACAGTATTATGCGTGGTAAAACGTATACAGATAAGGTTTTACAAACAGCAATACATAACGTTAACAAAGATAAAAATAGATAATCATGGCGCCTAAGAAAAAGAAAAAGAATAAATTAGGATACGAGCAAGATCCAGGGCGTGGTGAATTGAACAAAACGGGTAGAGATATACCTTCTAATTTATTGCAAGTTACAGGAGACACTCCTGAATACTATAAAGCTGCGGAAGAGGGTACTTTTGCTAATATTCCAAATGTTTTAGACGAAGTAGTTATTGTTGCTGGTAATGATTATAATAAACAGCCTAACTTTAATAGCTTAACTAAATCAGAAAGAAAACTTTCTAAAGGAAAAGGAGTTATTGGTAGAGCTTTAAGGCAAAAAGCTAGAGGAGAGAAACCTTCACAAATGACAACCGCCTCGTTTTTAGGCGGTATTGCAGAAGGTGTTGGAAGCTTAATTCAAGCACCTCAGTCATTAGCAGTTGAGGGAATTGAAAAAATGAGAGGCAACCCTTCTTCTTTTACAAATGCAGTAACACCCGGCAAACAAAGAACGCCTTCTCAAACAATGGGTTTAGAGGATAAACCAGGGTGGGATGTAGGTGGATCTTTGAATACAGCTATGGATCTACTAGGAGACCCATCAAATTTATTTGGAATAGGTGCAGCAAGTAAGATTATGAAAGGTGCAAAAAATGTACCTAAAGTATTAAAAAACGCGCCTAAACTTGGCGATGATGTATCTAGCTCTATTAAAAACTTTTTTAGTCCTGGGCAAAATCTAGAAGGTGTTAGTGATATAGGAGCAAGGCTTTCTACGCCAAATCCTAAGAACGCTGACAAGATGGGGTTTTTAAGTAATATAACAGGAAAAAACAAGAAAGCTGTTGCAGAAATAGAACCGTTAGTTAGAGAGCTAGCTAAAGAAGGAAAAAACTATAAGGAAGTTATAAGTGAAACTGTAACTAATATGAGTAGCCCTCAAGGCCAACAAAGACTAAAGGATGAAGCTATTGCATATGCTAAACTTACGGGTAAAAAAATGGATGCAAAATCTATTAAAGAAGATGTTAAACAAACTATTTCAACCATAAAAAACTCGGGTAGTGCTAATATTGATGCAAGTAAAGCTATAAGGAAAGATGGCTCGTTGAATAGGAGTAAAGCTATGCAAGCTATATATGGTACAGAACAAACAGCTCGTGGCAGCAGCGTAAAGCTGAACAAAGCTGGGGGGAGTTTAATAAATAGTGGACAAGCTCAGGAGATGTCTTCTCATATAGGGGCAAACATATCAGGCAAAGCGCCTATTAAGCATGAGATAGGTCATATGATTAAAGGGAACAAGTATAACGCAACTGGAAAAGGAAGCCCTATAGATATAGAGTTAAGAGCTCTTAAGCAGATTCCAGATGAATCATTAACTGCAACTCAAAAAGCAAGCAAAGGTTATTTTAATAAAGTAACACCATATCAAAAGTCAGAGAAACTTTATTCGGGTGGACGCTCAATGCGTCGCGCAGCGTTAGACCCGGAGCCGTCTTCATTCGCGCAAGAGCTAAGACAGCAAATGTTAACCGACAAGTTTATATCAAATAAAAAAGGTACTTGGTCTGACATAACACAAAATGACTTAACTAAAGCTAGCGAGTTTTACAAGAAAAATCCTAGAGGAAGTATTACAACACGTAAAGATGGTTCTAAAGGAGGATTTATAAGTTCGACTAGAATGTTTGATTTTGTTGATAAATCTTCTTTTTCTGATTTAGCAAAGAGTATGAACAAGCTAACAGGAGCGGTTGCACCAGTAGCAATAGGAGGAGCTGGTTTTAGTAGTATGTTTGGAAAAAAGAAAAAATAGATTAACTTAAAAAAAAATAAAATTATGTTTGGAGCAGCAATAAGTGGAGCTTTCGGAGGAGGAACAACAGGGAGTAACCAGTTTGATATGGCTGGATGGAGAGCACAAGGCGGTAGCCTTTTTGATGCAAAAGGAATGATGGAATTTTCCAATAACCAAAACCAACTAGCCGCAGATGCTAGATATCAACAATCGAACGCAGCTAGCGGAAGTGGGCGTGTTTCGCAGAGTTACGCAACTGGTACGGAACCTAACATTCCTATGTCCGATTCTTATAATGCTGCGGCTTCAGCACCGGTTTTCCCTCCAGCGGCTCAGGATCAAGCAGCGGCTGTATTTGGCAGCAACAATGAAAGGCAAGGTTCTACGTCTGGATTTAAACAAGAAGTTAAAGAAAGAATTATGAC